AAATTTGGCGATTATGTACCCCACCATATCTACACACAGAGATTAGTAGATGTTATTGGTGGAGGTTATGACTTTACTTTTGAAGAAACAAGAGATAAAACTGGAGCAATCATTGGAGCAAAGTGCAGACTGTATATTAAATCAACAGACCAGACCATAGAAGAAGTTGGAGATGTTGATGTAAACGCAGTGAAAAGAAACATAACTGAATCAGAGATACTTAAACTGGCAGTATCAGACGGTATTAAAAGATGTTGCATGAGATTAGGTATTGGTTTAGAACTATGGACAGGTGGTGTAACTGAAGAGGAACACTACGCAGAAGTACAGACATCCAAACCTAAGATGACTAAAGACAAAGAGGACATCAAGGTATTAGAGAAAGCAAAGAAAGATTTTGCTAAGGATGTTGAAGAACAACCTAACAACGCACAACAACTTAATACTTTTATGACTGCGACTGTAAGTGATGAGGTAGTCAAAGCAGTTATTAAGAGAGATGTGTACAGGGATGTAGTTTCTAAGGGATTTCCAGAGGAAGTAGAAGACTGGGATGATAAACAAATAGAAATATTTAAAGACTTAGTATTTGAAACACAACAGGTTGACAGTACAAAAACTGATGTTGAAATAGTTGAGGAAGTTTTTGGTGAGATAAAAGACCTTACAAAAAACTGCCCTGACTGTGGTAAGTCAGAGTATATAGAAGACAATAGAAAAAAGAAACAAGATGAGCCAGACAAGTATGGCAAGATACCTAGTTGGACTTGTAGTAACTACAAGGAGAAAAATGGTTGTGGTTGGAAAGCATGGGGAGATACTGACTGCCCAACAGAATGGCTTTAGAACAAGCAGGTAGTAATCTTGGTAAAATTATATCTAGGTTAAAAGAAAAATATCCTAATCATAATTTTGACATACCACCTGCACCTGATACTAAATGTAAAAGTTCTTTTAATTGTAAGGGAATTAATAACATAACTTACTACGACCAAGAGGGAAATGTTTATTGTGGTAGAAGATATAAGTTAGTAGCTGATGAATCAAAACCTTGGTCATGGGAGTACCGAGAGTGCCACGCCTTATTAGATAAAAAATTACAAGGTGTTAAGACAGATGAGTTACCATTTTAAGGAGATGATATGAAATTTACAAACAGTTGGGAAGAAAGACAATCAGTACCAGACATGGCTGACGAGTGTATGCAAAAGTATTTTAAAAAGAATAATCTAATAGAAGGTGAGGACTGGATTAAACTTGGACCTGACCCTAAGCTAACACCAAACATGAAGAAGATGTGGATAGCATTACAAATAATATTAGTTCCAGACTATGTCTTTGTTATTAAAGACAAACTCTATATAGCAGAGGTTAAAGGAACTTTAAAGTTTAAAGGCAGTGACTATCAACATCTATCCGAGATGTATGAAAAAGCTAAACCGTATTCTAATGTTAGGGTAGGCATAACTTACTTTGCACATCCTGATGCTGAACCAGTGTGGTTATCATACACAAAGGTAACAACACAATGGAATGACGAAAGAATACCTATGAAGTTTTATCCAGAGTTAGATTTGCATGGCAATAAGAAACCATACAAGATATTATTAAACAATTAAAAGCCTACAAACATTGAGGTTTTACCCTTGCGAGGATGCTCTCAGACACGAGCAATAATCTTAGTGGCACTATGTACCACACAAACTATAGGATTCTAAGGTTATCCCAACCTTTTTTATTAACTGTAAAAGTTAACACTCCAGGATGCGACCACATACCAGTTCTGGCAGTAAAGTCTAATGACTTATCTAAACTAGGAGATTGAAACCAAGTCCTATCACCTTGTTGCTTACTTCTAAAATGATGGTAGTGACCTGTTATCAAAATCTGTGCATCTTTTGCAGGTAGAAAACCATACATCTGACCCTTCCACCAGTTTTCTATTTTGTTTTCAGGATTTCCAGAACCACCAGTCATGTGTCCATGGGTCCAAGCACATGGTATATTTTTGATGGTCATAACCTGATGAAATCCATCAGGTACTTTTACAGATACTTTTTTATATCTATCTGGATTAGCTTTCATTATCTCTTCACATATCTGTAAGTGCATAGTGTCTGTGTTATCTAATCTGTTAGTTACGACTTGACCTTTCTGTGACCTAGAAGCTTCGCCATGATTTCCTGGACAACCTGCCAATATTAATTTATCAGCATGAGGTAGAAATGTTTCTATAGTTTTCATCATCATAGACCTAGCCAACGCATACTGTTCTATCATTGTTAACTCAATATTAAATGGTTGGCTATCGTAAAACCCATAACAGTTTTCTGTAAGGTCGCCTAATCCTATCATATAGATTTCATCTATCTTTACGCCAGTCTTTCTTAAATCTTTTATACGATTCACTGCATCTTGTAAAGCTATGTCGTATCTTTTAATCGTGTTTTCTACTCCATAATCTTTTTTACCAAGCTGCCAGTCTGCCATAAAAAATAAAAAGGCAGTGTCACCTCCGAATGTTTTACTTTTTAATGGTGGTTTTTTCTTTGCTTGTTTAAATAATTCTTTAAAATATTTATCTTGTCCAGGTCTTTTCTTCTTTACAATACCTTTAAAGGCATAAAAAGTTTCAACTGTGCCACCTTTAAGTTGTGTATTCCATGAGGATGCACGAACTGAACCTTCTATTTCATATTGTTCTGGATTAAAACCCCATTCTTTTAATATAGAATCGAATTTATTTCTGTAGTTTGGGTCTGTTCCTACATGAGTAATCTCACCTAGACCAGTCTGTTCATTGACTTCTAGTCCTGGTTGCCACCCAGTTTTGTAGAAATTATTACCCCAATCTTCAGGTATATTAGGCATACTAGCCTCCTTTAGCCCTGTAAGCTATCTAGTTATGTTTAAATGTATTACTTGCTAACAGATGAACTTCCACCAATTTGTTTTTTGGCGTAAGTTTTAATTACTGTTAACGCTGCACCACCACCTGCAAGAGCAGCTAACTGAACTACTTCAGCATCTACACCCACTAGTGGAGCGACAGTTAAAGCACCTATGAACGCTTCAATGAAGGTCCAACCAGTTCTTTCTAACATATCTTTGAGTTCTTCACTCATATATATCTCCTAATTTATTAATCTACCTTTAAGCATAGCATTAGTCTTGATGACATTACCGTTTATCTCTTGTAATTTATCATATACAGACTCAGCTAATATCAAATGGTCTTTAGCTTTATTATCTAAAGGTTTATTCTCTAACAAATTATTAATAGTATTGTATTTAATGCTAACTTTCTTACCTTGTAGTAATTGATTAGCCACTTTTGAATACATCTTCTTGTACGCCACAGCACTTGAGCCGATGAATCCGTCAGCAGATATATCTAAATCTTGTTGACTTTCTCCTACTATGAGACAACCACTGGTATGCTCATCGGTGTTGCCAGTATGTATCAGTATGTATGTAAAGTTAGGTACATTTTGTATGTGCAACATACCATAATGTGCGTTCTTATATCTCTCAGAGTACTTGGCATGAAAACCACCAGTCTTTCTAAACTCTACATCGTATGTACCCTCAGGTATGCAGGTCTCGTGCATTACTTTGACTGCTTGATACTGGTCTTCTAGTGTATAACACTCAAAGATACCATCAATAAACAGCATCCCATTGGTAGCATCTTTGCCAAACTGATTTCTAATAACATCTAACTGCAATTTTCTATACCATATTTGTTGTTACATATCTGTATGTATGTACCGTTATCTTTTTTATTTATAAAACACATTACTCTTCCTCTTTCCATGCTTCATTATCTGCAGTAGTTATATCGTCTGATACGAACTTACCTTTCTCATCTCTTGCTCTGACTTCTCCATCTTTTTTTGCATTAAGATATAAAGGTATATTTGAAGATAACCCTGTAACAATAGGTGTCTCACCATTTAACATTACTGTTGGTGTAAAGACTTTCTTACCATCTTTTTCTATTGTTAACAGTTCCTCAATGAGATATTGTAATTTTTTGTCGGACATATTGTACTCTCACTTTCTAAATCCTATGGTTAATAACCATATAGCTAATGTAACTATTGTAGCAAGTCCTGTCACTTGTTGTGCAGAACCAGTTAAAGTTAATGTTGCAATAACTAAACCCACTAGAGTCCAACTAAGGTTTAATGTTTCCTTAATTGCTTCTATTATCC